TTCATTTGAGCTTGATTTTCTTTTATAATTTCAGGCTCAACAATTTTTAGTAGACCCCATTCCTGAAGTAGAAATGCTATCTTATTTCTTCTATAGATATCTTCGTTAGAAAAGTTTGTATCTTTGCCATCTAGAGCAAAGAGTTCCTTAAAATGAACTATATAGTATTTTCCCTGCTTGTGAAGGATATGACAAGACTGATAAAGCTTCTTTTCTTTTCTAGAAGCTACCCCTATTCTGGTTAGGGTTTCCTTGATCTTTAGGAAGTCTTCTTCTTCAGCAATTTTCACTTCCACAAGCGAATTTAATAAAACCATAATTCCCACCTTTTTTTTAATTATTATCTGGCAGGAATATTTATGATTATTCGAATTTATACATTTCTTTGAGCTTTTTAAGGTCTTCTTTAGAAATGACCTTTAAATAGACAGCTCCTATCCTTTTATTGCATCCATATACCTTGCAAATAAGGTCTAAATTATCATTCTTATCTGTTTTAATCCATTTTGAATATCTTTTACCTGGTTTAATTGCGTGAAGATAATAATCATACTGCATCATGTTTGATAGATGTGAATGCATATTGATCTCATTAGCATATAAGACGGTATCTTTAAAATAAGATAACGCCTTGTTGACCAACCATGGATTGTAAGCTTTCTCTGCAACCTCATCTACCATGAGGTTCTCTTTCTTGGGAGAGTTTATAGAATTTACATAATCAAATGGGTTCATTTAAACTCACAATTAATCAGAACTTCGGTGAAACATGCAATAATATTTATTTCAGGATCTGCTACAAAAGCTGCCTGATACTGATATTTTGATAAAATCAATACAAGTTGCGGAACACTATTTGTAGTCATATACTGATCAGCAGATTCGTAAAGCCGTCTAAAGACTTCAGACTGTTCAATATCAATGTTCTCTGCTACCCACTTACGGAGAGATGTAAAGTCTTTGTCTTTAAGAAGCTTATAGACAGAATTAATCTCAAGATCCTTGATGTTACCAAGAATACCACTGTCAATCTTTCCAGTTGATGCATAACGCTGAAGCTCATTAAGAACTCGACGCCAGTCTGGGAAGAATTTAGTAACAACCTCGGCAACTACAGCACGATCAAACTCAATATTTTCATTAGCAAGGATCTTTTCAACTCTCTTAAAGAACTGAGAAGCAAGTTTTGCTCCTGCGGACTTAGAAAGTTTAAAGTCTATGACGGAACAACGACTATGTAATGGCTCGATGATTCTGTTTTTGAAGTTACACGTAAGGATAAAACCACAGTTCCTAGAGAACTCTTCCATAAAATTTCGGAGTGCTGGTTGTGTGGAGTTAGCATTGAGGTAGTCAGCCTCGTCGAGGATAACGTACTTCCGTCCACCCGAAAGCGAGACGCTTGAGGCGAAGTTGAGGATTTCGTTTCTGAGGGTATCGATATTGCCATTCATAGATCCATTGATAACAATATAATCACATTCAAGTTCTTCTAACATGGCACGTGCCACTGTTGTTTTACCAACACCAGCACTACCACTTAAGATAAGGTTTGGAATGTTTTTCTGATCTACGAATTGTTGAAATGTAGCTTTAAGCTCTTCAGGCAAGATAGTATCAGCGATAGTCTTGGGGCGGTATTTCTCCACCCACAAGAACTGTTCTTTAACATCCATTTGTTAACCTCAGAAAGTTGAATTTGCTTCGACTGCAACAAGATACATGATATCATTGCCGGTGAATCGTGCAATACCCTTTGATGTGATATCAACATCATAATCACCAGTCAACAACTTGATATTTTCTGCACGAAGGATTGCTCTAAACTTCTTATCAGTCTTGCCTACAACAATAGAGTAAACATCACCGCTAGGATTCTTAGAGTCAATAGCTTGAAGCATGATATCATTGCCATCACCAGTGACAGCAATTTCAGGAAGACGAAGAACACCCATACCCTTCATGACGCTGGTGAGAGAGTCATTAGTAAGCTTAAAGCTAACTTCTGGTTCTGGGAAATCCTTAAGAGTTTCAGGAGCAGAGATAATAGTTGCAGCTTCAGCGAGTGTGTAATTGACAACATTATTCTTACCACGAATAGTGATAGTCTTTTCGTTAATAGTAAGCTCTGGATCTTCAAAAAGAGATATTGTGCTAAGGAATTTAGAGAGGTCGTAAATAGCAAATGTATTTTCGAACTCAATATCTACCTTAGCACGCGTGATAATGCTCCTAACTGGTGATACCGTAGAGAGATAATTACCTTTACGAATAAGGATAGAAGGATTAATAGTTGAGAAGTTCTTAAGAACTTGTAGTGTTCGCGTATCCAATTTCATAATATAAAAGCCTTTCAATTACTTTTTAAGTTGATCTGCATCTGCTGTAGCTGAAGCACCAATTGATGCAAGATCTGCCAACGAACCACCAAAGATATACGTGCCAACATGCTGCAACTGCATCCAAGGACATAACCAAGTGCGAAGGTTTGCTTCTTGCAACTTCTGACAGAACCAATAATCTTCAGATAGATAACGTTCAGACTTAGGATCAACTTCAGCCTGGAAGTACATCATAATCTTACGTGATCCGTCAAAGTGCTTAGTGCGAACATGATCCGGCTTGTATAGATACTGTGGGAACTTTTCATTGAACACTTCAAAAGTCTTACGGCGAATCATCATAAATCCTGTACCAATTTCTAAGACTTCAGCAGGTTCGCCGATTGGAATAGAGCCTGTTCCGCTCTTAGGATTGAACACATAGTCACCAACAAACTTTTCAAGAACGCTTGGATCCTTATCTGCAATTCCCTTATCAACTGCCTGCTTAATCTTTTCCCAAGAAATACACTTCTTAGGATAAGGTCCGCCGATAACATCATATGCTTCATTCTGTACTTGAAGAGCAAGCAATGCAATAACATCCTGCGGATTAAATCCAATATCAGAATCGATGAACAACATGTGTGTTGCATCTGAACGCATAAACTCATCACAGCAATAATTTCTTGCACGAGTGATCAATGACTCATTAAACAAGAAATACATTTGTAGTTGAATGCCATGGTGCGTACAAAGGGCAGAAAGATCTGCAATGCTACGGGCAAACATACCAGCACACTGTCCACCGTACATGGGTGTAGCTACAAACAGCTTGCACTTTCTAAGTTCATCAGTATTAATTTTAATTTCCATTTGTATTATTCTCCTTATCATGAATATAAAGTGCAAGAATTCCGTAATGAAGTATCTTCATTAAATCATCTCTGTTTCTACCGTTCTTCTTGCCATATCTGGCTGCATACTTAATAATATCACCAATGGTAAATCCTGTACCATGGCCAGCTGAAGCTATAAGTTCAAATGCTTGGATATTATCAGGACCTACATAATGTTTTGTGTAGGTACCTTCTATATATTCTCCGAGTTGTCGCAAAAGCTCTTCTTCGTTGAACTTATACATAATATTTTTATCCTTTTCTTTTTTCATACAAAATACTCCAAAAGCGTATTATAATTTCTATTCCATTCTAACCCCTGCCAATGTGGATAATATTCTCTTGACAGATGAACAGATTTTGGTTTTTCCATATACTCAAAATCAAGTTCACCTTTATCGTTGAGAAGGTAATCTGTCCACTCAACAATCTCTAGACGCTTATGTTCATACTTCTTTAATTCATCTTTGAACATAAGACGCATTCTGTTTCTATCTGCCCATGATCCATAGAATGGAGTACCTTTATAATAACCGGTTTTAGGCAATACTCTACTCTCATTCTCGATAGGTAATAGTTCATATATTCTTACTTTAGCGTTATGATCTTCAGCAATCTCAAGTGCTTGCTTAGTATATTCTCTTGCTAATTGTTTAACAGCACCTTCTGGATCGCTCTGTCTAAGAATATGGTGACGAATATCAATATTACCAAAGTAAAATTCTATATTCTCATATAAATCTATATTCTCAGGATCGCGATTCGGTGGAATTAGAAAGTCACTAAGTCCTGTCTTTAGTGCACCATGCAATGTTTTGAATGGAACAGAGTTAACTTTCCAGCTAGGCCTATACATACAAATAGAATGTGAGTCGCCAGTAACAATGTTACGAGACTTGACTTTATTATTTAAAGTAATAGTCCTGGCTGTTTCACAAATCTTTTTATAGTTATCCCAATCAACTAAATCCCAATCACTATGCTTAGAACTAGCAGACTTAAATCTATTCATGAGCATTTCATGATAGGGTGGAAAATCAATATCTATACTATACACTGCTCCTTTAAATTTAGACATATTAATTACGCTATCAATGTTAGCATAATTTTGAACCCCACCAAACATGTTGAGTGTTCCAAACCAGTCGTTGCCATGATAGACATAGATCGCATCATAAGCATTGTAGTCAGTATCAATATTACCAGTCATATTTAAATGAACATCAAAACCCACATTTTTGAGTTGATCGGCGTAGATTACGCCTTGGGCACTTCTATGAGAAGACACATTCTTAGAGATGGGAGTAAAGGGTGTAGTAACTAATACTTTCATTGTTTCTTCTTCCAATCACGATATGAATCTATTCTATCATAGATTGTCGGATCTGTTAACACTGGTTCTGCGCCAACATTCCACATTAACACATTTTTTCCACTATTCTTTGGGATATATTTCCAAACTTTAGCATCATATGTAGCTATAGCAGGGAATGGAGGAAGATTTTCTTTTGCTTCTTCTTGCTGAAAGTCAAGGGGTTCAGAGATAACATTAGCTCTGCCCAATTCACCTTGTTTTAGGTTTCTAGCTACAGCAACACATGTGAACTTAGCGTTAGGCCATGCGATCTGCAATGCCCTAGATAAAACACCCGTTGAAATTGCAACATAGACTTCATCTGGTTCAGGAATCTTTGATGCAGCATGAACAATACCAGCAGTTGCTAGTTCATGCTTCAAACCTAGAGGAACAAAGAATGCATCATTCTTATCTGCCCATTCTTTTGCCTTTAGATTTAAGTTAGGCATAGCAGCAATTCGTTCGAAGATAGGAAGTGCCCCTTGCTCGATGCAACACGCTTGATGATGTGATATTGTCTTTGAAGCAGGCATAAACAATACAATCTTCTTGTTATAGTGTTTAGCAACATCAAGAAGAGACACACCGGCCAAACCAACCCTAGGCTGTGAATAAACGATTGTATCATGGTTTAGCTTTGACATTAGCAGGTCGCCTGCTCTTGTTTTTGTACCAACAATAAGATCGTCACGTACAACTCTAACACCTTCATGGTCTATCACAACTGGATCCGGATTATATGGTTTCCAACCTTCAGCGAGTGATAGATAATATTCTTTAGCTGATTCATAACCAAGGATTCCAACATCCTTGTTAATACCATCAATTATATGATTGTTGTGCGCCATATTCTTTCACTTTTTGTTTGTAGTCTTTAACACTCATCCCATGCATGTCAAGAACATAACTATCGGCGGGATGACAGTTGATCATATTAAAAGAATCGACTAAACCAAGTGATAACATTGCTTTTTGTCTTCCAAATGGGTGATCAACAATCTTGCACGATGACCAAACCTCATCACGATCTAAATGATTATAATCTGCACCAGGTTTAATATAGTTTTCTACCCAACGAATGAAGTCACAACAAACATCCTCTGCATTATATGCGTAGGCGCTAGTGTCTTCGTAAATTTTATCCATAACTGCATCAAGGAATTTTTCTTGCTTCATCTTCTTTGTATTGATTGCAAGATACGAGATGCATTCTACTGCATTTGATCCGTAGTAGAAATGACTTTCTTTATTCACGTATTGTGGATACCAATCAGCAATATCAGCAACTACTGCAGCGTATTGGAAATGATATTGCTTAAGACCATTAGCAATATTCCACTTTAACATGAAGTCACCAATCTCACGAAGATCTTTCTTAGCGTTACTCTTTTCTAAGAATTCTGCAAGTTCACGTGCTAGTCTTGGTGCAAACTCTGTAAGATAATAGTCGCCAGCTCTTTTATAACCAGCAGGAGGTTTTGGAAACTGTGGAAACTGATAACCAACTGATGTATAAAAAGATGTTGGATATGTGTTCACCATCTTTGTCATGTCTTCAATTGTTTTGCAGTTATAAAGATTGAATAAGATAGTGTTATGATAACCAGATGGTTTATATGAATAATTAATACCTGATCCACAAACACGATGTAGAATAAAAATATACAACCACTCTGGCAACTTAAAGTCAGAGTGTTTGCCAGTCCAGTCTTTAGCTACTACTTCGCGTTGGCGCGAATGGATTCCTTTTTCCATTTTATGCCAGTATGGATGTTCTGGAGTCCATCCGTAAAATACGTCGTTAACGATTTGTGAGAATCCTGCAAACTTTCGCTCAACAACATCGTAGAGCTCGACGTTTTCAAGTAGATCATCTCCCATACAGGAGTCTTTGTACGGTATTGTGCCGAGATTACACTTCTCTTGTTGATCTTTTGCAAGATTGAAATATCGTATGTATTCATCATAATACTCTGTTGTTTCTAGCATTTCAAATATCGCTTACATTTAGATAATTCGTTTATAATATAACTCGGATTATTTAGTAGTCTGTTTAAGCCAGAAGGGTGTGGAAGCGTAAAATGTTTTATATTTAATTTTGTTAATGCATTAGAAGGGAAAGATCCTAATGCAAGAATTTTATCATAACTATGGCATGCCTGTTCGACAAAATCATAGTTTATATCTTTGGCTGTGTATTTTCCAGGAGAATCAACACAGTTAATGAATGAATAGTAACTAATATCAAGTTGACTAATCCAATCATTCAATCTCTTGATGCTTTTACTATTTTGTTTTGTAGAAGGATTAATTCCAACTACTAATATCTTTTGTTGAGTATTTTTGTACTGATAATCCTGCTTCTGAAAACATTTGTTCTGTATCTGCAAATGAATCTCTCCATCTCTCATCAATACTAGCAGGATGACACATGATCACACGTTTGATTCCAACTTGGATAACACCCTTTGCACACTCGGAGCAAACAGGCAATCCAAAAACATACAAATCAGCTTTATCTAAAGATACACCATTAAGAGTTGCATTATAGATGCAATTCATCTCAGCATGAACAACATACTTTAATTTAGTAGGTCTATCTTGCAGTCTATCATGGGTGTCTTTAATTTTTCTAGGAAATCCATTATAACCTTGTGAAAGAATTTGACCTTTCTCACCAACAGTTACAGCACCAACTCTAGTACTAGGATCTTTAGACCAACTAGATATGCTTCTGGCCAGTTCTAAATATCTAAGATCCCATTTGTGGATTACTTTGCTCATTTTACTAAATCAAAATGCCTTTCATACACATGAAGACTACCAACATTCCAGTGAATGTCACCGCGTTGCACTCCAGTTTCTAAACAGAGATTATCTAGAACATAAGACTGCCATGCATAGTCATTCTTATAACCAAACACAACATCATTAGAACGCATCTGCACAACAGCATGAAGAGCGTTATTTCTAATCATGTATTGTACGGCATTTGTGCACATAAAATCACTACGACCGTTATGGTTATAATCTTTCCACATAGTTGGACGTGTATAGATCATAGTAGCACGGCGAGACTCTGGGTTCTTGCGAAGTTCAGCAAGAACATTTTCATACTGCCAACCATTGGCCTCTGACCAAATACACCAACCATAATTAGAGTTGATGTATCCATCTTTATCTGCTACTTGCTTCCAAATAGCAGGTGGACCGCCAGGGATATCATCTACACTAAGCGATTTTGATTTATACCATTCGAGCTCGCGCCCTACGTAGTCATAGTTGACATTACCAAAAATAGCTTTTTCGTTGGCAACAAAATTTGCGCCAACGATCTCAAGCATCTTAACACCGGTCTTATCAGTTACAAAGACCTTATGTCTTAAAAGATCTTTAAAGTGTTGTCTGATATCTTCAACAGTGTTTCTCATGTGCATTATTATTCACCTGCCGGTTTATATGTTGCAGTCATAATACCATATTGATTAACATTTGACTGTTTAGTTTCTGAAACAAAAATCTTGCGATTAAGGAAATCACGATCTTCACGCTGACCTTCAATCTTACCACGAAGATAAGCAACAAAGAATGATGCATAGTTGATAAGATCCTTTGCCGAATCTTCGAGAGATTCAAAGTTAGGATTATAGTTAGGATCATTCTGCATAGCTTCCATGACCGACTGCATGCGAAGCATCTTGCCATGCATGATATCATGAATAGTAGCGCAACCGTTTGTATAGTAGTCGGCTTGGAGGATACGGGAATTCTTGTTCTGGTAGTCGTTTGCCTTTGCATTTTGCAAGGCAATGCATTCGCTGAGAACTTCAACTGAGTGACGGTCTGACATTATTTGCTCCTATATTTCACATTATGATTCGTGACACAATTGCCATCTTTAATAGCATCTCTATGATAGTACACTAAATCAGTAGGTTCGTACATACCACGTTTAGTATAATTAAAAAAAGTTTTAGCATCGGCAATCATATGATAACCAACTTCATAACAATCTTCATGTTCAATCATCTTGGCACCAATCAAATAATCAATGATATCAAGATGTTTTCTAAAGTTGCCAATGGCTTCGTATGGGTAACTAAACCATTCGGCAGTTGAACCATCTGGCCTATTAGGTGGCCATCTTTTCAATTCAAAAGTTTTACAACCATTCTCATGGATAAGATCATAAGCATGCGAATGCGGAACCTTCTTATCCCAAGGAAGAGGATTATGCACAAACCCAATATTCTTTTGAACTAAAGCATGTTCAACTACCATTTTCTTTACAGATGTGTAAACATGTTCAAAAGATCTATTCTTTCTTTGTTTTGGATTACTAAAAATATTGTTAGAAATATCTGTCAAATAATCATCTAATTCTTGCGTCTTTTCAAGAATAAAACTCTCTTTAGAAAAGATGAGTTTTGCATAATCATCGATATTCATTAGAAGATTTCCTTAAACTTACCTTCATTGCCTTCATGTGATGGAGCAGTCCAACCTTCTGGCTTAATAAGATCAGGCAAGCCGAGAGGATTAGGACGTGATTCTTTTACGCCAACCTTCTTGTTCATGTTTGCAATAAGAACTGCATCCCATGCTTTATGTGAATTAACACCAAAGCCGTCAAGAGTACCGATAGCCACAACGCACAAATCAATAAGTGCATCTACGGCATCATCAGCATTTTTAGCATTCTTAAGTTCAGTAAGTTCTTCTTCCAAGAAACGAACACGAAACTCAAGAAACTTCCTTAGTGTATCGGCTTCCATCTTTTCTACAACAGGATGAACACCATACTTCTCATGCATCATAGCAATATCAAAAGCCCAGTCTTTACTCATTAAATCCACTCCGGAGGTTGACGATTGGTCCACTTATGCATAGTGGCCTTACCAATCTTATAATAGTTTCTGTAATTTGTTAATGGGTCATCACTAATTTTATACTCGTCAGCCATAGCAGAAGGCATAACAGTAAATGTATAATCTTTTAGTTTGTGCGGTGGTGATTGAAGCATATAGCTAAGATCGCCTGCGCATGCATGCTTTTTATTATATCGATGTGTGTACTCGTCCATGAGCGCAAAGAAGTGCTCAACAAGCCAAAGATAGTTAGGAACAGAAGTCCTACACCATACAGCAGATGGATGATTGATATGTGTCGCCTGATATAAAACATCCTGACGACCATCATGTAGAATCCAACGCTTAGCCTTACGACCAGTCTTAGAAAGACCCTCGACTTGCGTACCATCCAGTAGACGATGTGCAGTAGATAATAGTTGTGCAGACTCAAGAATCATCTTGACTACATGTTTGTCAACCATACCTTGGGCAGCCTTAGTAGGGTCAAGATCAATATAGAATATATTCACTTACCAACTCCCATCATCCAGTACTATGCTCACTCTTACCATTATAACCTTAAATGCAAGAAAGTACATACCTGGATCCATAGTAGTTGGACCACCATATTCTAGTGTGAATCCCCATGTAAAGGGGTTTAAATTCAAAGCAACTTGAATATTACTAAATTTTAGATAATTCCACATTTCTTGAATGCCTGCTCGCGGTGGAATCTGTTTGCTCTTGAATAGAATAGTACTCCATTCAAATGATCTAATTCATGCTGAAAGACACGAGCTGTCATACCTGTAAACTGTTGAGTAACAGTTTCACCAGTTGGGCTCTGAAATCTTACCCTAACATGTCTAGGTCTTTTTACTTTGACGACTAAACCCGGAAATGATAGACATGACTCTTCTAAAAGAATATTTTCTTCTGAAGGCATAACAACCCTAGGATTAAAACAAACAAAGTCTGCAGGTTTTCCTCTCATAGCAAAAACTCTATATTGAATCCCAACTTGATTTGCCGCAAGTCCAATACCATTATGGTCATACATTTTTTGTACAAGATTTTTAGAGAATTCAATTGGGTCAAACGGAGGATTTGAAAAATCAAATTCTTTACATTCTTCTTTCAAGATAGGATCATTACCAATAATTAAATTCATTTTAATATCCTATTTAGAATCACGTGTCAACATTGCATTTAGATATTTTTCAGCTTCTAAAAAATTAGAATTTAATAGAAGTTTAACTAACTGCATTTCTCTATCATAGAGACCTATAAGGGTTCTTTTTCTGTCTTCATTTTTCATATTATATTTTTCTACAACATCATCTATATCATAACCTCTTTCTGA